ATAGGAGGAAGAGAAACATTGCCAGTTGCTCCATCGAAGTACACTTTGTGAAATCTTTTCAACAAACTACAGAAATCACTGTATACTTCGGATTGCGCATACCCTCCAACGGAGATAGCGGACGATTCGTAAATCGGATGGGATACATCGGCATAATCCCAGACGAAATTCGAAGGAGCGTCCATCTCTTCTCCCTGTACGACAAATTGTCTACGCTGCTGGGCCGTGACAGTCGAGGTCTCAAACATTTGGGGCGAGTACCTCCCGACTTCAAAGTCTGGCCCACCATGGACATAGACAACAGCAGTAATGTATGGGTCAGTCACAATACTAGACACAGAAATTCGATCAATTTGCAGCGTTCCATTGTTCATTTCAACATAGCTCACAGCTTCACCAAGCTCCTGGATGTCACTCCACAGCTCTGGCTTCGCATACGGAACAGTAACAGTAGTATGAGTATCACCTCTCACTTCCACTACTCTCGACATAATGTTGCCTTGTTGGTTTGTAAGCACAGAAGCACCATTGTGATTTGGAATCCATGTAATTCTGAACCGAGCACTTGTAAAAGACGAACAGTAAAAGAAAACCTGATAGGTTATCGATCCTCTCCAATAGGCAAATGGCATCGAAAAATACGTTAAGTACGGCGGTGCATACTTGTTTGATCCAAGAGTAGGTGTAATTACGGGTGTAACAGACCACCAAGTTGAGGTGTTAGCAGCATGAAAGTCTACCTGGCCATGATACCCAGGTGTTCTCAGCAACGAACCAAGACTCGGATTTGGCACACTGTCACCCATTACACCAGCCTGTTGAGACAAAGATGAGCTTTGAGCTACACCAAAGACCACTTCAGTAGCAACACCATTGATATCCATTTGACCCTGTCCAAAGCTGTGCCCTATGCGAGTTGGTGCATCGGCAGAACTAGGCTTATCAAGAACAAGCGCTGCAGACGAGACAACAGAAGAAGCCAAACTGATCGCCTCCTCAACTGGCTTGGCTATCTTTGTGATAGTATCCATTGTTCCAGAAGCTGCTTTAGACAGAGCATCCAAAGCTTGAGCAGATTGGGCCACATAAAGCGTCGGTCCAGCAACTTCAGGGTCAATGAAATTAGCAAACACTGTAATCTTCACGTCTGCAACAACAGGAGCAACAGATCGCAAAGGAACCATGATATCAATGTCACACACGCCAATATTAAACGTATCATTAGAGATGTCACTTACTCGAGCCCACTGTTCCGGATTGTTCCACGGAATACGGACTATTGCAGAATTCCCGGGCATAGGAGATAACAAAGTGGGTCTGTTGTTTCGCCTTCGACCATAAATTCCTCTGAAGGTGGTCGTGTCTCCAACTTGTTCGTTAAAGACATAGGAGATGGCAAGGCATCCTTGGTGCATCGGCGTTGACTGCACTCGAAATGATAGCTCCACAGCTTTACATCGAAAGTACTTGTACGCACCAAGAATGTTTTTCGGCCATGCCAAGGCATGAAGGGTCGAAGGCATCCGAATGGAACCAAGACTAGTTCCTTCCGTTTGAGTTGTATTCCAAGAATATTCCGCCAACTGATACGAACGAGTAAGAATCGTTCCAACATCCTGCGTTTTCAAGTAGGCAGTCTTGTCATACAATGATGTCACTTCTGAAGTGTCTTCAGAGATAGCATTAGGTGCTACTACCTCTTCGTATTGTGTTAGGCCTGCTTCCTGTTGATCCAGG